TATATTATTTTGATAAAAAGTAAAGCACTTGGGCTATAAACAATAAAGCTACAGCACCGACTCCATACATAATTAAATTGGTTAAACTATCAAATTTATTATCAATCTTATCGTTAATTTTTTCTATATCTTCGTGCATATGCTTTAGATGATTATTTTGAATTGTGTGAATAGATTTTTTTAATCCGGTTACATGACCATAGAGAGCAACGATATGTTCGCCAGTTGTTCTAGGTCTCTTAGCCATTAGCTTTGCACTATTTTCTCTAGGATTAATTGAAACCCAGCAGAAATAGAAGTTGTAGCATCTGCTTTTGCTCTCATTTCTAAATCTGATTGTTCTGATAAAATTTCTGGTACTAAATAGTCTTTTCTAAAAGGTGTTCCAAATGATGTAACTAATGATTTAGTTTGAAAAGTATTTCCATTTAAAGGTCTTTGCATAAATTTAGCCTCAACTTCTTTTTGCTTACTTGTTCCAACATCAATAGACATTAGATAACCTCTATAATTTCTAGGAATTGTATAAACAGCTTGAAGTGATTGTCCATAACCAACATCAACTATTGAAACAGGAAGTGAATTAACTGTTGTTGTAATTTTACCAACATTAACAACTCCTGTATTAGCATTTTCTAATACTGATCTAAATACTCTTATAAAAGATGTTGTAGAAGCTGAACCCCCTACTGAAATAACCTCATCAGCTAAATCCCAATTCGAATCTAAGCCATAAATATGAACTAAGCTATCATTGTCATCTGTAGAAGTAGATGTTGCTACTGCTGTAGTTGGAGTTGTAGGGTAAGCATATAAACCACCATTTTCCCATATTGTTTCGAATACTGTGGAAACTGAAACATTGTATCCAAATTTTTGAACTCCTGAAAAATTATTAACTAATCCTCTTTGAATTGCTAATCCTAATGGAATATTATTATTACTTATAAAACTCATTTTTTCTTTCTTGGTTTATATTTTTTAATAGCTTTAGAAATAAAGATGTTCTTATAAAGACTTACTTTCTTTCCAAACTTTTTATCAGCTTGTCTTTTAGCTGATTTATATGCTTTTCCTTTTTTATTAAAAGATTTTGGTTTCCCTAATCCTTTAGGTCTAGGTTTAGCATATATTGGTTTAGCTTTCATTACTTTTTCTTCTTCTTTTTTTTCTTTTTCTTTTTGTATTTAAACTTGTTTATCATTTCTGATAAAGTTGCTGTAGTAGTAAATCCACTCATTATTTTTTCTTCTTCTTATACATTTTAGCTTTTTTCTTTCCAGCTTTTGTGTATGGAAACTTTTTTCCTCTTACCATTGGCATAATCGTTCTCCTATTTGTTTGCGTTTTTCATTATACTAGCCAAAGCCTCACATCTTTTTGTGGTTTGCTTGTGCCAATTACTATCTATCATTTCTTGTGATGCTTTATCAAGGTTTTTTTCTCTCAAGGCTTCCCACATTTTCTTAAATTTCATTACTCGAGGTTTGCCTAATTGGAAACACATTTCAACAATTACACCGAAAACTATATGATTATATTCTATATCTCTTAATAATTCTCTAGCTGAATCTACTGCTATTTTAAAATCATTATCAAAAACTTCTTCAAGAGTTTCTTTGTCATAAGTAACATCTTCAACAAAATTATCGGAATCCAATACCAAATGACCATAGCCAATAGTACGAAAACCCAAGCTATCGGAATACACAGTATCCCTAAACCCTTCATGTTCTTTAATTCGTTGTTTAATTTCTTCCATATATTATTTTTCCAATGTTTTAATATATTGATAAATTTTATCATAATAAAGCAAGTGAGTATGTGGTGTGGAGGTAATACCCACTTGCAGATAATCTTATATCATTTTTAAAGATTATTTAAAATAGGTATTTATTTTTTATTTTTAAAATATTCAATACATTCAGCTATTGTTTGTTGTCTTATATATTCATCTCTTATTTCTTGTGATGTAGGTTGAGGTAAATATGAATCCCATCTATCTATTATAAATTCTCCAGCACAAGTCATATCATAACTAACATTAGGTGCTAATGATTTCATTACTGTATTAATACCCCAAGAAAAACCATTTTCATTAGTATATGCTTTAATAGTTTCTTCTATGTTTAGTTTTTTAATTGTCATAAAGATTAATACTATTCTAAATAAATTAATATTGTAAAAACAAATCTTGCATCTTCTTTAATTTTTCCAAAAGATTTTGCAACACTATGAACTTTATCTGATGGATATAATATTAATCTATTAAATTTATTTTCTATTAATAATTTTTTATTATCATTTATAATAATCGTACCAGATTCTTTTTCAGCATTTTCATTTAAATAAACAACTCCACTTAATTTTTTTTTGAATTTTACATTTTTTTGAATTAAAGATATTTCGTCTTTATGAAAAGACGGTAATTTTATATTTTCTAAAGTATAAGAAAAACTTAACCATGCTCTAAATTCTGTAAAATTTTGTTCATAAAATAGTTCTGATGCTTTTAATAAATTATTTATAAAATAGTTAAATTTATCTTTATTAATGTTATTAATATAATTAGTTCTAAAACCTAAAAAACCACCTAAATTTTCTTTATAAGGGTGGTCTTTTTTATTGTAGAATTTTTGTTTTAATGCCCAATCTTTTATTTCTTTTGGATTAGAAAAATAATTATCTATAATTAAATAATCTTTCATTATTTGAATTGCTTACCAGTTACCCAACTAACTAAAGAATTTCTTTCGCCTTTTGTTACAGGTTTTACTTCATGTAAAATATAAGATGGAAATAATATTAATGTTCCTTGATCTTTTTTCATTTCTAAACCTTTTTCACTTTCATATAAAAATAATTCTCCACCCTCATATTTTTTAGGATTGGTTAATTGTATAGATAAAGATAATTTTCTTATTAAAATATTAAATGATCTATCAATATGTTTTCCATATTTATTTGATGGTGCTTTATAATTAGTAAATTGTAATCCCTCATTTAAACCATGAAGATCAAATTTAAAAAATCTATCATTAAGATTTAAAACTACATCTGTAATTCTTTTAAAAATCCAATCTAAATCATCAGAAGAATATAACCAAGAAATCTGACTTTCTCTAACATCTGATTTATTTTTAGTTGTTCCTTTAATTAGACCTTTATTTTTTGCAATTTTAATTATTTTTTCACATTCTTCTGGTGTAAATACTTTTTCCCAATAAGCATAAGTATTAACTTGATCTAAATAAAAATTCCAAGATGCGTTATTAAGTTTTTTCACACCATTAAATATTTTATTCTATTAAATTCCAAGATTGATTTGTTTCATTCCATTCATAATATAAACCATCTGTAGGATAATCAACTGGTGCTTTCCAACAACAAGTTTGCTCATTTAAAATCCAAGATGGATAAGGTTTTGGTGGAATAAAAGCATCTCTATCTTCATCATAAGTATAACCAATACCAGCATGATTTTTTCTAAAAGGTGTTCCACCTAATAAATGAACTCCAGCACGAGTGTTATAAGATGTTTGTTTCCAAATAGCCCAACCTGTTAATTTTGTTAAAAAATCTATACCAATAGATTCTTGCTCAACTCCATCAGCATCATGTAATACTTCATTTACTACTGATTGAACTTCAATCACTTTTCCATTTATACCTATTTTTGCAAAACTAGACATTATGCTGTATAACTCCCTGAACCATTAAATTGTAATATTGTATTACTACCAGATGTAGTAACTGTTGGAGAACCAGTTGTAGTTCCTGAATATTTAGTGGTTAACATACTTAAAATAACTACACCTTTTCCTCCAGAATAACCATTTTGATTTTCCCCATTACCACCACCACCTCCTCCAGTATTTGCTGTTCCTCCTGACGAACCAGCAGTTCCTCCACCTCCAGTTCCACCAGTTCCATCTGTTCCTCCGTTTGGTGCATTAGAACCACCACCTCCCCCTCCTCTTGTTACAGAAGACCCTGTTATTGAACTAACTGTTCCATTACCACCATTACCACCATTTGTGCTAGTTGATGATACACCAACAGCACCAGCACCACCTCCACCACCAGCACCAGAATCTCCATTCGGTTGATTATGACCATTTCCACCATTATTACCTTGACTAGGAGATGTGCTTGGAGTGTTACCAGCACCTCCACTAGGTGGACTATAACCCGTTCCTCCTCCACCAGAACCACCAGAACTAGCCGAGTTACTTCCCCCACCTCCACGACCCCCACCAGTAGAAGTAATTGTTGTTAAACCTGAACCTGAAATTGAAGAATCTGAACCTGATGTACCAACATTTGAAACACCTCCAGAACCACCATCTCCTACTGTTACTGTAATTACTGTTGATGGATTAACTGATTGAGTTGATGTTCTATATCCACCAGCACCTCCACCTCCACCTACTTGCCAACCAGTACTTGTCGCACAAGCACCACCACCACCTCCACCAGCTATTACTAAAAACTCTATTGAATAAGTTTGTGGTGTTTCAAAAGTTACATCATCATCAACAGTTGGAATCCAACCTTGTGTTGCACCTGAATAAACTAATCTTACTGATTGACCATCAGTATCATAAACAGGATTAGGAGATGAGTTTCCTTGAAAATTTAAACTATTAGGATTTATTGTAACATTATTTGTTCCCCATGTTCTTGCATAATCAACTATTTCCACAGTATCTCCAACATTTGCTGATGCTGGAAGTGTCATTGTTATTGCACCACTTGTTGTATTAATCCAGTATCCCTCTCCAGCTATTGCTGTAAAAGATGAAGTTTTAATTGATGATTGCCAAGATAAACCAGCAGAAGAAAAACTTAATATACCTGAACCATTGGTTACTATTGCTTGTCCTGAATTACCATCTGCATTTGGCAAAGTAAATGTTACACTAGATGCAATATTATCAGATGCTTTTAATCCAACATAATTTGAACCATTATCTGTATCTTCTGGTAATCTAATTTCTGCACCAGCAGAAGAACTTCCACTAATTGAAACTGGAGATGTTAATGTTACTGAACTATCTAACCAATTAACTGTATTAGCTGTATAATCTATTGTTGCTAAAGATATGTCATCAGCACCATCATAAAATTTTAAAGTAGGTGTACTTGCAGAAGTGGTATCTAGCCAGATTGTACCAGCGACAGCAGAACTTGGTCTTGATGTTCCTGAATTTAATGTATTTAATGCACTTAAACTTTCATTTAATTTTGATCTAAATGATGGAAATGTTTGGTTATCAATAGTAATTTGTGTAGTTTGTGCCATGATGCTTTTATACTCCTTTTAATAGCCTTTTGCAATATAGTCAAATGTTCTTGATATTGCTGTTCCACCTGAATTTTTAAATGTAACATCAAATGAATCTACAGCTTTATTTTCAACTACAAAAAAATCTCCAGTAGCCATGTCTTCGGCTGTAATACCAACAGCATAACTTGATGTTTTAAATGGATTTGTAAATGTTACAGTATATGTTCCAGCACCAGAAGTTATATCATTTCCACTAAATATTCTATCTTCCATATCAATAGCAATAGATAATCCAGTTATAACAGGTGTTGTTAATTGATCTCTTGAAATAAAATATGCTCTAAATTTAAAATATCTAGCTGTATAATCTCCAATGACAAAGTTTTTAAAATCTGTATATGCAACTCCATCATTTGACAAAGATATTTCTAAATGAGCATTTGAGTTAGATGCATAATCGCCATCAAATGAACCTGTAGCAGAATCAAATAATCCTGTTTTTGAATCAAATAAATCTGTTGGGTCTTCTGCAAATTGAGTAATTGTTGCTGTAACTCTAGCTGTATGAATAGCACCTATATCAACTGGTGCTGAAAATTCATAAATACCATCTAAATCAAGATCAGTAAGTCTTAATTGATTATTAGATAATGTTAAATTTGTTTTACTACCAGAAAATGTTGGGTCTTCAGTTTGTGTTGCAACTGAATTAAAGTTTCCAATACTTGATATGTTTGTAACTATATTTGTAGCATTAATTGAAAAGTTACCTAATTTATCTACAGCTTTTATAAGATAAGTTCCTGTAGCAAATGCTGGAACTGAAATTGATGTGGCTGGTCTTGATACTTTTTCAATTAAAGAAACACTATTATTCCATTCTGCACCACTTGTTAATGTTGAGTATCTAATTTGATAGTGTGATAAATCTACATCAGGTATCTGTTCCCAGTTTAAGTGAGCCTCTGAACCAATAATGTTACAACTAAAATCTGTTACATCACTTGGTGGTTCTGTACTTCCAATTACTGTATGTTGAGCAGTTACATAAGTAGAAGAAACTCCGAGAGTATTTACAGCTTTAACTCTTACATCATAAGTTTCTTGGTCAATTACATTTAATACTCTATGATTTAATCCTGAACCTTGTGCATAAATAATATAATTTGAATCTGTGCTTTTTTTGTATTCTACTTGGTAATAATCAACAAAGCTATCAGTACTTGCACCAATAGTTACATCTAAAGCAATAAGTGGTGTTTGATTATATTCAATTAATGTATCTTCTAAAGATACACTTGCTGGTGGTTGAATAGTAAATGGATTAGGTAAATTAGTTGTTGGAATTGTTGCTTGTTGAGTTTTAGTTGCCCATGTATAATGTGTTGCTTGATATTCCACCAAAGATAAACCTATTGTAAAATCTTCATTAAAAGTCATTCCCATAACTCTAAATGGTTTAGAAGAAAATCCTAATGAACTATGTGTAATATTAACTATATCGCCAATCGCTAAATCATAAGCATCAAAGCTAACAGTTAATCCTAATGTTAATGCTTGTCTTGATCTTCTTAAAATAACTTCTGCCATT